ATTATTAGCCGCTGTAATAGATCCGTTTGCAAGAATATCATCAAAACCTACTTGATCTAAAATGATATTGCCTGATACAGTTAAATTACCACCAATAGTTACATTACCAGTTAGTGCAGACTCACCACCAACTGATAAATTGTTGGCAGCACTAATAGATCCGTTTGCATTAATATCGTCAAAACCGATTGCATCTAATACAATATTTCCCGATACAGTTAAGTCACCACCAATCGTTACATTATTTGCAACCGAAAGATTGGTATTCGAATAGAAGATAGAACTACCACCACCTTCAATCAAGGAATTAGTTTTAGTTACTAAATCCTGTGTCGCAGTCAGCCATTGACTGAAGGTGTTTGCGGTATTTAATTGTGAAATTATAGACATTACTTATCCTGATTTGCTGCTATTTGTAACAGCAACTGTTTGATCTCTTGCATATCTTCTTCTAGTTTGTTCAATCGAGCTTTGTCTTCAGTCTTTTCTATTTGCTGTCTTTTTGCAAGCTCACGTTTCATATAATACTCATTTAGACCATTTCTATCTGTATTTAGAATGGCCTTAGAATGAGTATCTCTAACAAATGGCGAATCATTAACTTGTACTAGTGGCATATTATACTCCAGATGGGAATGCAATTGCACGAAGATCACGCACTTTTGGAACATCAACATTATCTGTACCAGCCATAACAACTTTAATAGCAAATGTTCTAAATGTAGAGAATCCAGTTGTTGAAGTTGTGTATCCAACAGAGTTGTTTGCAACACCACCAGTTCCTGGTGCAAATACTAATTCACGATAATCAGATTTGCTTGTAGCAACATAGTTTTCATTACCAAGTTCTGTCATTAATTGATAGTTCTTATTATCAAATAGATCACTATCGGACTTAGAAAGAATTTTGTAATAAACATATATGTTAGAATTTGATGGTTTGTATCCAGTCAAATAAACACGAATATCACCAGAGTCGAATCCGTCATTTAAAATAACTTTACGAGTCATGTAACGCACATTAGAATTACCACCAAGTTGTTTATCTTCACCATTATATGTAACAGCTGCACCAGAACCACCGCCTGATCCAGGAGTTATCGTAATCGTTGGTGATGTTGTGTATCCAGAACCACCATTTGTGATATAAACAGAATTAATTGTGTTAGATAAAACATTTGCCGAAGCAGTTGCACCAGTACCACCACCGCCTGTGATTGAAACAGTAACGTCAGTTGAATTGGCATAACCAGTTCCTGATGATGTGATAAAGATTTCAGAGTTTCTTAGTGGTAGATTGTTGATAATATTTTCAACAATAGTAGCACCAGCTCTTGACGCATCTACAACAGGACTTACAGCAGGATTTAATGTTGACATTACTGCCTGTAAGACAAACGAATTATTACTTGTTGTAACGACACGGCGTCCATATCCATCATCCATATAATAATCTTGTAATGGAAGAATAGGTTGGAAACCAGTTGATCCGCCGCCGGAATCTACTGTTGTATTGAATGTGTATGCAACAGAAGTATTACCAAGGACTAAATCATTCGTGATTAAATGAGCTAAGTCAAAAACAACATTTGAACTTGGTGCAATGACATTAAACTTTAATGAAGCTGGTGTAGTTGAGAATACACTTCTGTATATTCGAAACAACATATCAGATGTTTGATCCGCAGTCCATGTAGAACCATTCTGTGACAAGAATAGAGAACCACCATAAGCCTGTTCTGAAATTTGTCGTTGTTGTACGATATCTAGTTTACCAATTTCAGCAACATATGTTTCATATTTGTTTGAGTTGGAGAAAAATACAAATGAATGTTCACCAGGTTGCATATAAATTGGTGAATCAAATTTGAATTCGGTATATTTTGTTGCATCATCTAAACTTGGACTATCTGTTATTTTAACTTTGTCTGGAGTCAGAGTAACTGTGCCATTTGGATAAATGACAGAAGATGATGGAACACCGTTTACTGTTGGTCTAAGTTGTAGTGTAACAGGAACAACAGCATCTTTTGATTTGAAACATGCACGAATTCTACTGATATACATTCCTTGTGGGTATGTGTTTGGATCAATTAAGAATGTTTGTGCAAGTGGATCATACCAACCAACAATTGCTTGTGTTGAAGATGAACCAGTTACTTTAGAAATTGGTTGCGCTTGCGCTACAGTAGTTCTTTGAATTGTTGGTTGTGTAACAGAAAGGATTGTAGCCTCAACTGTTTGTACAGCACCTTGTGCAAAGAATGATGCATCACCATTAGTTGTGGATGAGACAATATCGTTGATGTTATTGTCAATTAGACGAAGTTTCTTTTCACCAATACGGAATGTTGATGCAGGTATTGTAAAGATACCAGCAACATCACCAGCGGCAGTTGTTTTCATTCTACCAATAGAGTACGATGAATCGTTGGCAATAGGAGTTGTTGTCCATGAACCAGAAATCATTGCAACTCTTGTTGCAGGATTATATGATGTGATTGTTGCAGTTTGGCCAGCACCTGTACCAGCAACAACGAAGATTACAGATGCATTATAATCTGAAACATTATTTGCAGAATTAGCATCTAATGCCAACGTAATAGAATTTGTATTTGCCGCAACAGCTTGACCAGAATAATGTTCGTATCGAACAATCTTAGAAGATGTTCCTGTAGATTGCCCAATCAGATTTGCAGAAGCGAGGTTATAAGAACCAGTTGGTTGATTATTAACAATGAAAACTTCAGTATTTGATGTTCTCACAACATATGCAGTACCAACAGATGATGCAGTACCATTGTTGTAAATAGTTACTTGCTCAAAGTTACCAATTTCAGTTTTGTAACCAAGATTATTGTTTTGTAATGTAAACTTGTTTGCACGATTCGTATACGCTTCAACAGCTGTTGTATCAAAGAATGGATATAATGTTGTTGCTGGTTTGAAGTCAGAACCAACCATTACAATACCTTTACTTCTCATGTAAGGAATAATAGACAAATCAACTAATCTATCACCAATATTTTGTGTAATAGTTTCTGGAACAACAGTAGAAACAACGCCTGAACGAGTAGCAGTACCAGTCGCAGTTGTTGTAGTTTGATATACATCAATGATTTGAGCCATACCACTAGTTCTACCATCACCACCCCAAAAGCCTAAATTACCAGTTCTTATTTGGCCAACTTGTTGCGTTGAAGTACTTGTTCCTGTCCAGTTGTCTTGCCATGCACCCCAAGTATAATCATATGGAGAAGTTAATGAAGTAATTCTACTCCATGCATCGGCAGAACCACCAAGATTAACTTTAACATCTGGTTGTCTTGTTGTATCTAACCAGATATCAGTTGTGGGATCAATTGCAATTTTACCAATATAATTAGTAATATTGAATGGATTGATACTTGTTGCCTTTGATGCCTTTGGTTGGTCAATAAACATAGTATCAGTAGAACTTACAGTAATAGAAGTTCCGTTCTGTGTAAATCCAGAAGAATTAGCAGAATCAAATTGTAAAGAGATAGAACTCACATTAAATGAAGGACGTAATTCTTTTCTCTTTGGATCAACAGAAGCTTTATAGTCTGGTTGTGCCACATCGGCAATACCAGAACCAGTAAACGAATCTACAATAATACCATTTTTAAATCTTGGTAAATTTTGAGCATCAAGAATTGTCAAATCTTGTTTAGAAACAGTATTTTGTTCTAATAAAGATAATGAAGTATAGTACTCAAGATTTTCAATACGTTTTTCTATAACACCAATATCTCTCATGGTGTATCTTCTATGATTTATAAATTGTGTAGATACATTCGATGTATTTGCAACATAAGCTGGATTACGCAAAATATACAATGTCATTGAGTTATCATTGTCTTTAGGGTCATCTGGATATAAAGATGATACACCTTTTAAGATTTGGAATGTTTTATCTTTGTTTAAAACAATCTTATCATTTCTTGGCAAGTAATAACTGTAACTCAAAATGATATCAGAACCATTTTCAGGTATCTTTGGTCCAGTAGATGAAGAATCAACATCAAATACAACTGAATTTGCCGTAGCAGCAGTTGCTGCAGCACGAACTGGCCTAAAGTCTAAACAATCACGGAGTGAGTAATTTGTACCAGTAGATGCAATGTATGTTGGAATATTTTCATATGTGTAACTACTATATGAATCATTTGTGAAGAATCCAGCACCAGATGATGAAAATCTATCAAACTTAATAACGAGAGGACCTACAGGTGCAGGATAACCAGGCTTCAATTTGATTGAAGAATGGTCATAGAATGAATCTCTTTGGCCGGTATCTAATGAATATCTTGCAGTAACATCAATTGCACTTGACACGTTTGCCTGAGTAATATATGTATTGTTGAAATCTAAAATAGAAACAATTCTGATAACGTCAGGTGTGTACAATGATTGTGCAACGCTTGGTACTCTAACGATGTTGTTAGCGGCAATTTGAATTTGGCCATTTGATGCATATAGATTTACACCACCATTGGCAAATATGTTTACACCAGCAGATAATTGTAATGAAGTATTTGCAGGTGTATATGCTTTAGTTTTTGGATTTGGTGCAGTTGCATCAATCGTTGCATATACGTTTGCAGTTAAATTCAAACCATTTGTGATTGTAATTTTTCTTGTTACTTGGTCAACTGTAAACTTATCAGCAGGAATTGTTTTACCAACTTCATATGCAGAAGATCCAGCCGCAGTTACAACAACTTGATAGTTTGCCTGTCTTGTGCTTGTTGATGTAGCGGAAGATAAAGCTTCACCAGTACCAACAGCTAATGCTGAAGATTGTAAACCAGAACTGAATCCAACAGATTCATATAGTCTTCTGTATGATAATGAGAGACCAGTAATTGAACTATTAGCAATAAAGTTTTCACCCAACTTAAACAATAGGGGTTCTGTATTAGTATCACTAATAAACACATCATCATAAATTGTAGAATGGTCTTTTGAACGCTGGTCAATATCAACAGCGGCAACTCTTGCAGTTGCACCAGCACCATTTGTAACAACCATTGAATTTACATCATTGAATTCAAAGTCAATTGAATATACAGATGCGTTTGTTAATGTCGAAACAAAAGGTGGATCTATAGTGATTGTCTGATTCACACCACTATAGTTTGTAATCATTCTAGCTGGTTCACCAAGACCTGGACCATTAGTAATCCTAAACTTAGCACCAATATATGCATTATCAGTAACTAAACGATTGTTAGCTGCAATCAGCGTGTTGGCAATTTGAACTGCACTAACATTAATTGCTGTGTTAACTGTACCAGTCAATGAACCCACATTCACATCAAACAAGAAAGCCTTATATTGATATGTTGCAGAATTAGATGTATTTGCTGTTGAATCAAATTCAATAGATTTAATTCTTGCAGTACCAATTTTTGTGTTAGAAATGGTTGCAGTAGATGTTACGTTAATTTGAGAATTTGGAACGCAATGTAAATCTACAGTTTGTAAACTGTTAATTGGTAATGTACCATAAAGTGTATTTGCGTAGACATAATATCCATAGTCTGCGGTAATACGCTTGCCCGTTACACTTTCAGTTTCTCTTGGTTTTGGAAGGATAAGTGTTGTTGGTGAAACTGTTTCAAATTCATAACCATAAACATATGCCTTGCCTGGAGATAAGATAATTTCCATGTTTGCTGTATTTGCAGCAGATGTGTTTAGTGTTAAATTAAATGGTCTAACAGTATAGTTACCAGATTCATCATATGTTCTACGAGCTAAAGTATCTTCTAGTACTGAATAAATTGGGAATCTATTGTATTTTGTTAAAGTACCTTCTTGAATTCTAGCTAACTCAAGGAATTGAGTATCATCTGTAGAATCGATACTTCTTTGTGATAGTGTTAAATTAATTTTATATCTGTCAGATCCAGGTGCTTGATAGTTAGAAGCGTCTTGTGCTGGGTCTAAAAGAGTTGTATCAGAAGTATATGATACTACTGATTCTGTAATCTCAAAACCCACTCTTGCATTTGCAGTTTGTGAGTATTTTGAAACGGCAATAGTTTGTGCATCATTTTTAATGAAGAAACCTTCATAGTAATACACACCTTCATTAACTGAAAAGATTTGGCCACCACCTGTACCACTAGTTGCAATATTGGCAGAAACAGTACTAGTTTCGTATGTCTTAATTGTATCACCAGCTGCAAACTCTGTACCATAAATGTATTTGACCAATAGAGTCTTCGGATCACCAGTACCCGCATCAGCATCAAATACTTTAAGAACAAGAGCCTTCTTTGTTGGGTTTGTATTATCATCAACAAGAGTCTTGTCAATAAAATTATTTGCCGTAACAGCTGATCCCAAATATGTAGAATCTAATTTTAGATACGTTACATTTTGAAAAAATGTTTGACCACCAGTTACAACAGAACCGTTTTTATATACAGAAGTTCCAAATCTTTGAACTTGTTTCTGTAAGATTGTTTGTAGTTGTGTTAATTCACGAGCTTGAACCGCATATCCTGGCTTAAACAACATGCGAAGAAATTTCTTATCTTCATCATAGTCATCATAATATGGGTTTACATTAAAATTGGTATCAAGAGCCATTGACTATCCTTAGAAACTTACGACTAGTTTAATATTTTCAGCTTGACCGTCAGCACGATCAATCTTTGTTGTGTTTTCAACATATAACATATCTCCAGTATATGGTTGAAATTCTGGATTCTTTACAGCAGTTACAGTTCTAGACGATCCAGAACTTACACCAATTAACGGCAAACCAGTAATAAAATTACCTTTTACTTTAGACAAACGAACACCATTGGTTGTTTGTGCGTTGATAAATCCGTATGCATTTGGATTAACTACTGATCCTTGATACACATATTCATTCAGAATAAATGCACCGCCGGCAACAATGTCTAGATTTGTAGTTTGTGAAATCACAGAATTTGATGTAGACGTATTTGCCGCAACTGTTAAGCCATATTTATACGGGTTTCTTAATAACCCAAACTGCCTAAATGAAGTATCTATAGAAATTAATCCCTGTTCTGTGGAGTCAATCTCACCAATACGTACCGCAACCATTACATTATTAGCATTCAATTCTTTTGCTGGATTGAATGAGTGTCCAAATTTTGGTGGTAGAATAACTCTAGCAGCTGCACCTGAACCCGAACCATAGATGTATGCATTTGCTCTAGAGTAACCAGATCCAATTGTTGACACAGTTATCTTATTTACATTCGCAGAAGCAGCTGGAACACCAGAAGAAGTATTAGATAATACAGCAGAAGCAACTGCACCAATACCATCACCAAAGATGTATACTCTAGTTGAAATTGTTATGTTGTTTGCATTTCCACCAATCGCACTTGTTGGTGCTGATAGAGTAATTGATCCTGTTGTATTAGAAATTGAACTGATATAAGTGTCAGTTGGAATACCAGTACCTGTTATTGATAAGTTACTTAAATTACCAAGTGTTGGGATACTAAAAACTGCTAGTGTCAACGAAGTATTTGATAATTGCAAAACAGTTTGTCCGGCAGTAAACGCATCAACTTTAATATTTGATGCTTGTCTATAATTAGATCCCTTGGTTGTTAACACAATTGTTGTTAATTCACCATCAACAACACCAGCTGCATTTACACTATAGTCTAGTGCAGCTGTTGATGTTGGTGCTGGAATCCACGAAGTTGTAAGAAACTTGTTTGATGGTTTAACATTGTACATGTACTTCCACACATAACCATCAGAAGTAGAAATATTACCATTAGAAGTTGTATAGTCACCAGTCGGTTCTACAGATGAGTTTGACGATGCACTATTAGAAACGCATTTGTATACATTTCTAGCCGAAGTAATAACATACATCGGTTTTAAATTTTGAGTTGTATTAGAAGACAGTAAAGTACCAATATCAATCGTATCATCATACTGGCGATATTGTGTATTAGAAGTCCAATTGATTCTAGGTACAACTAATTGTACATCATTTCCTGTTGCTCTTTTTGCGGCAAAGATATTATCCCAAGTATTTTTCTCGGTTGAGACTGTATCTACCAAAACATCTGGAGAAGCCTCATTAGTGTACGGCACATGATTACCAACAAACGTGTAATATATTGTTGGTGCAGTTCCGGAGAACGATTCTTTGAACTGTTCTGCGTTATTAAATGCTAGTTTTTTATTGGTTATTGCTGTCATAAAGTGTATTTATGTCACTATAATTAAAGTTTCGCCGCTAGAATTAGTAGTAAATGCAGAAGAAACAGAAATATTTGTGTTACTGATAATACTGTTTACAATTCTTAATTCACCATTAACTGCAATACTTGTACCAAGAGTTAGTGTTCCTCTTGTGTTTGCAATGTTAAATTTAGTGTTTAGACCAGTAATATAGATTGAGCCATTTGTCACATTAACAGTACCAGAAATAGAATTTGCAGTCGATGTGTTTATGTAAATTGTATTAGAAGAAATAGCAGAATTTTTATTCAAATCTGCATAGTTAACAAATCCAGCTGGATGTAATAATTCTTTCAGAATTGTTTTGTATTTTGTAAATTCTGTTAGTGATGATGTGATATAAGAATAGTCAACATAGAAATTACTACCTTGAATTTTTCTTTCTGAACTTGAGAGAATAGAATCTGAAGTTGTCCAACGGCCAGGTAATATAGAATATGAATCACCAATTGTTGCAGTTGCAGTTGCAGTACCATCACCTTTGGTTGTCAAATCTACTTTAGGAATATATTGATATCCAGCGCCACCACCAGTAACTTTGATTGTGATGATTTGACCCGGTACTGAATCAGTCAAAGCAGTCAGCCTTTCACCATCACCTATTAAAGAAGTAATTGCAATATTTGCACCAGAACCAGTTGTTGATGATACTGTAACTGTTGGGAAGCTGCCTTGAGTATAATTAATACCACCAATAGTGCCTCTTGACAAAGAACCGATTGGTGAATTATTTGACCATACAGTACCATCACTAAATGAGAAAGCTGCATTCACAGTTGCAGACGTAGAAGAAGTCACAGCATTGATATATCTGTCTTGACTTCTAATTGTGATTTTATCACCAACACCCAATTCAGTACCAAATGCAGTACCAGTACCAACAACAACAATTGAATTGTTTAATACGTTTGCAGTACCAGCAACTCTTTGGGATTGTGGTCTAATTTTTGTAATTGTACCAGTACCTTGAACCTCAGTTACGGCAGCAGCTGCACCATAACCATATGTACCAGATGGATTCACACCGAATAAAATTTCATCACCGACTTTATAGTTTACACCACCATTGTTAACGTCAATTCTTCCAACCGAACGATATGATTTAATATCATAGATTGTACTACCAAGAAGATAACGAGCACCTTCTGCATCAAGTATTGCAGTATTAACCGAAGTGTTAGAAAACAAAATAACAGCGTTAGTCATTGGACCAAGGTCTGATATAGTCAATGTTGTTAATGCATCAAAGATTCTGGTGCTGATGTTTTCACCAGCTGGAATAACTTGTGATGGAAATCCATAATCTGCAGCTGATAATACTATGTTAGCATATGAGTTGATAACGTCATCATTAATTAAAAAAGATATATTTGTATTTGCACCAGATGTATCAACAGCATCAATCGCACCAGTAATGAATGTATCTCCTGGAGTATTTGAACTTGAGATTAAAGAGGCAGTATGAAATCCTGCACCGCCATAATTCACTACTATTCTATTAGTAACACCAACAGTAACGGCCTCAACTTCTGCGGTTGCAACCGTTGTCGCACCACCGCCAAGAATAGTTAATTTATCACCAACATTATAAGATGCGCCAGTTCCAGTAACTAGAATTGTAGTAAGAATAGAAAATGTATCGGCATTTAAAGTTATTGTTAATCCGTTTGGATCAATGATATCAGTTACAATTTGTTCACCATTGGTGAATATTCCACTTAATGATTTCTTATCAATAAACAATTCAAAAGGTAAACCAAAATTTAATCGGTCCGTGATGATTCGTTTTGTCGCACGTTCAATAACAGCACTTGCACCTGAAGTTAATCCTGTAACTTTTCTGTTGTTCAATAATGTAACATCAAAATTACTGTAGACAGCTTTGATTGCTGAATTTGCAGCTGGTGCTGTATTAAAAACTAATTTTCTTGATTCTTTACGAACAGTATAATCTGTATTAAGTACTTTTAATGTATCATTAACATAAACGGAAATATCAGTAGAATCAACTGATTGTGCCAAATAAAATACTGTGTTCGAACCATTGGCAACATATGTACTACGAATATCAGTTTCTAACTTTAGAATGTTATCAATAGTCCATTGGCCATCAGAAGTTTTTAAAACATTGTTCTTAGGTAAAAGCACTTCGACTTCATCACCAAAAAGTAATCGGAATAATAACTTAAATGATTTTTCATTACCTCTTGCAAGATAAAGCGGTAATACATTTTTAATTAATGTTTCTTTGTTGACTCTAGCATCTCTAGGAATAAGAGCTGCGTACATATCAAAGAAACTTCTTTCAAACGCATTTATAGAAATATCAACATCAGAGATATATCTTAAATCTTTTGATAATTCCAATACATTGTTTTTCTGAGTTCCTTGGGCTGTTTCCAAAAACTCATAGTAAGCTTCCATGAATGAAACGAATAATGGATATTCGTCATTAACGTATTCGGGTACTTGTTGTGAAACAAGTAGAGAGGTTTTTAAATCAGACATTTAATTAACTAGAAGCTTTAACTAATTCAATCGTAATAGCAGTAGGATCTGTTTCATCAATTGTGATAATTGTATTTCTAACAGTTTCAACAATAGTTTTGTCTGACTCTATAGCGATGCGAATGTAACCATCTGGTGATCCTACAGATAGAATATTGATATCATAAATTTGAATGATACCATTATCATAATCAATTAATCCAACATTATCGTCAACAATTTGTCTTTCAGCATTTGAATCATAATAAATGGTTCTTATTGTACCGACTCTACCATCAATAACAGCAACACCAGTTGCACCATAACCACTACCACCTTCAATAGTTACAAGAGCTCGTGTATATCCTATACCTCTTTTAACCATATTAATTGTTTGAATGCGGCCGTTTAGAAGAACAGCTTCTGCTTCTGCTCCGGATCCATCACCAATAATTGTTACTGTAGGTGCAGTGATATATCCAGAACCAGCGTCTGTTAATTGTATGGAGTTAACTCCAGAATAAGCTTGTTCAATTTCATCAAAGACCACAGTACGTTCTATACCATTTGTGTCGTTAACATTAAATGATGTTGATGTTAATTTATTTGTGATTGTTCCACGATGCAATGGTGCATTGTAGTTGATTGTATAATTTTTACTTTGATTTAAAATTGGCAGTAATCTTTTCTGTAAACGGACAATGGTTTCAGAACCGATAATAGAATTCAAACTTACCGCATTAATAGCTTCTTGTAATTTTGAAAGAATAAATCTAGTTGAAAATCTATCAAGATTTGTGTTCTTATAGTTTACAATTGCATTAGTGATATTTGTTTTAATAGCATTTTCACTTAATGTAGTTCTTTTTGGATCATACTGAATATAATTACTTACCAATAGATACAAGTATTCTGGATCTGTAAATTGTGTTTGAACTGAAACAATAGATTTTGGGGATATAATGTCATTCAAAATTCTTTGTTTTTCAAATTGCGAAAGATAATATCCTTGTTTTGGCTTAATCGAAACAAAAACTTTACCATAGACTGGTGGTATTTGATCTTCACCACCCCATACTGAAATTGAACTCAGTTGTGGATAGTTTCTTGTGATATAAGATTCATAATCTTTAAATGTTACCAATCTATTTTGTGTTGCAAATTGAGAAGATGCATTGTATTTAATTTCACTAACAGTTTCTCTACCTGCACCACCAGAAGCTACACTAGCAGTATCAACTGTTATCGTATATGCAGCACCAAGATCACTACCCACAGTAAATGCAGATGCTTTATTTGCTAATGAACCAGATGTTGACAGATAAGTTACTGTAACTACTGCACCATCGTTAATTTTTTTACCAATATATCCATCACCAAAATATATTTTATATTTACCAGATTTAGATTCTTGTAAGAAATAAATTTCTGATTGTGCGGTAACATCTAAAACATCTCGCACAGAGTTGTAAATTGTGACTTGTGAATTTCCAGAAGATGGCCTAACAGTTACGCTAAGTGTATTAGTATCAATATTGGCATCCGGAATCTCAAATATACTTTTTGGATTAGAGTTGTCAGATTGAGTAAAAGAATAGGTAGTAAATTCACCTTCTTTTATTTCCAAATTTTCAAAGAAGTATTGTGTTCCAGATTTAGTAACAGTTGCATCAGCCATTACATTAAAAATGTAAGAATTATTGTCAATAGTTTCAGATAAGAATCTAAAACCTTTTGGTATTGTTAAAGTGTCTACAACAGAACTACCAGATTCAATAGTGACATTTACTGCCGCAATGGCCGCAGTTTTAGAATATGGAACGTAACCCAAAGTCTTTGCGTGTGATACTACAGAATCTCTTAATAATGCCGTATCTAAAAACGATTCATTCGCTACCATATTCAAATAGTAAGCGTTGTAGTGTGTATTGTATGCTAAAAGATTAATTAAAACATTAAGACCAGATCCTTCAAAATCGTAATCTTGAAATTCTGACTGTTGTTGTAAATATGATTTTAAGTTGGTCTTGATCGTGTCAAAATCAAGTTCTGCAACCTGTAAGCGATTATCTGCCATTTATCTAACTCGATCTAAGAAAAATTTGATTGTTACTGGATTAGTTGAATTGATTACTTTAAATACCATTTCAACATCATAACGATTGTTATCATAATTTAATTTTATATTCACAGTTTTCACACTAGCTCTAGGCTCAAAATTGTTAATAACTTCAGTCAACTCCCTTTCAAGCAGAGTAGCTGTAACTGAATCTAATGGTTCAAATAACAATTTGTGTAGATTTGAACCAATATCTGGTTGAAATGGCACCTCATAATGTTTTGTTGACACTAAATTTTTGACAGAGTTAACTACTGCCATTTCACCCACGTGCTTATTAATGTCTTTTCGGACCGGATGAATCTTAAAATTCAGATCCAAATCTTGGAATTTTCTTGTGGTTTGTGTTGATACTGTTGCCATTTTATATTTATGTTACTGGTTAGCAAGCCTGGATTTTAATTTATCAGTTCCAATGAGATTTTGAACTAAATTGTCCTCAGATGCTCCCAAATTCGAATATCTGCGTATAGTTTTAGCTTCATTAACCAATTCATTGGACTTAGTATAAAAATTCTCATCATGTATCCGCCTATCACGGATCAAAGTAATTAAACTATTTGCCACAGTAGCAATAGTATTTACTGCAACATAACTCAAATTTGAAGTCCTGATTGTATAGATGTTGTCTGGTGGAGTACCGCCTACACTTTCAGATACACTTGCATTAATTGTATTTGCATATGTAACAATAATATTAGCATAGTCATAAATTGTGTTAGCTACCAAAAGGCTTGTAAAACTGCCCAACATAGGAGCATTATCTTCTCGACCATCAACTTGAAATATCAAATATGTTAATGCTCGACCAACTTGCATAGCTTGCTCAAGACATGGTTTATTTGCTGCATCTGTATTTGCAGTAATTGGAACTACGCCTGAAATCCTATATGTGTGAGCTAAAAATTCTTCCATTTGGCCAGTATAATGTGTAGTTACAATAGGTGGCGCTTCAGCACTTCCTGTTGTAACATTGTAACCAGCAATAGCTTTCAAGTCTGTATTAATTGTAGTCCATAATGCAGTTAAATTGCCAGAGCCTTCCAACGCACTCGTAATATTAATGAGTGTGTTGGAAGAACTCCAAATTATATTACATGAATTTGCTAGAGGGTTTTTATAATAACCATTACTATCATCATTTATCAAATCATCTTTCATCCATTGATTTGGAACCAAAGCTGGAGCCGTATTCAATTGTTGAATAGCTGTATTTGGTAATGTGGTTATTGTACCACTATTATCTGTAAAATTAAAACCTGTTCTATCAAAAAGAGTTGCCATAATATATCCTTAAATCATTTTTGGAATTGGTGGACCCGTAGGTCCTTTGAAACCTACATGGAAGTGACAATTGTGAAGTGCAGTATTTACTGTATCAGTCATCAATACAGCATCCATCAAACCAAAAGTTCCTAATGGAGCGGCCATAGAAAGTAAAGCTGTTACTGTAGTCGCAGAAAATATACCCAAAGGTGGTGTTGGCAATCTACCTTTAAGTGGATCACCTGGATCACCTACACCACAAGAGAGACCAGCTCTAGCGTCAACCCTAACAGCACCAATTGAGAGTGCCTCTAAATGTCCATCAACTTCCAGATCACCAGTTATAAGCAAATGGTCACCCGTCTTTATATGTAGTGAACCACCAGATACGTCACCACCAGCACCGACTGTCATATCATCTGCTGATAATATTGATCCTTCACCTTTAACAACCACAGTATAATCACCTTTGACAATCATATTATAATCACCATCAACGATTTCTTTTTTATCACCTTTAACGTGTAAAAGAGAGTCACCTTCAATTGTAATGTTACATACACCTTTAATCAATACATTTTTATTCTTAGTAATAATTTCATATCCATCACCATAAATCTTATGCACTTCATCACCATTTGGATGCATTTCGATAAATGTTCCAGAACGATGATGTATTCTGACACGCTCACCTTGAGGTGTATCATCCATTTCAAACATGTGACCAGACTTGGTCTGTGTTATGTTATTATAAGGATATTTTGGTGGATATTTTGTAGACGCAGCCGATAGTGGTTCAGTCCAACCGTTGTCTGTATCTGGTCTATTGGGTAATTCTTCTCTAATAGTATCTGCCATATTTCAATTCACTCTTATATCAAGGACCAGTTCCAACATCCAATGGACTAATTACTGTACCAGCTTCATCAATCAAACTTTGTACCGCTGCTTTTCCAGCTGCAGCTTCAGATGCTGTTGTTGGTGCAGTTGCTATTGCAAGAAGTTTTTGTGGAGTTGCAATAACTTGTGCAGCTGATCTGGTCAAATCTGTTACAGCGTCAACACCTTCTTGTACTGTAGTTATTAATTCAGCTATATCAGCGCCAAGACCTTCACCACCAAAATCTGGAAATAATGATGCGAATCCAGCTTTTATAACTGCAAGTAATTTACCTAAACATCCTTTAAAAAAAGCTGCAGCTTCTGCCGGTAAACTTGCAATATAAGCAATCATAGCTTTAACTTTTCTTATAACTTCAAAGTATCCATCTATAACTTGTTGAACATATTTGATTGCTTTTGTAATTTGTTTAACAAATCTAATGACTTTTCTAGCAAATTCAATCACTTGCTTGACTAAACCAGTTGGATCAAGATTTGATGCTCCTATTACTCCATTAATCAAATCTCTAATTTTATCAATAATTGGTCCGAAAAGATTTTTCATAGCACCAATAGTTTGGTCAACTTCATACGAAATATCACAAACGTGAGCTCGATTTCTATTGGATATATCTATCGCAGTATATTGAACAACACCACGACCTAAAAGTGGTGTTGTTGGTTCACCAGCTCTATTATACACAACACCAGCTGGTGTTTTTGGTGAATTTGCAGGTTGTTTAACAAGTACAGTATTAATTCCTGGAAGAACATGTGTTACTACAGGAAATTGTGCTGACTCACCATCTAAGAAAAATCCAACAACCCAATCACCAAGACTTGGTGCATTAGATGGCCTTGATGCATTAACTGGTAATCCAACCATCGCCCAAGGCAAACAATGTGTCGGGAGAATTATTTTATCTGAATTATGATATCCAAAAATACGAACACGAAGTCTTCCATTCTCTAATGGATCATCGTAGTCTTCTATAACTCCTGTCCAATTATTTGGATTGGCTCTGTCATTATCATGCATATTTAATATCCTTATCCTAAACTTAAATCTACTACATTTCCATCACCAGAATAATCCGATTTTGTACTTGTGTCAGCCACTTTTCTACTTGTAACTTTAGGTGCTTGGACCAATGGTTTTTCTGATGAATTAGTAACAACTTCTGCTATGGTTTCAAATTGGTTATATCTTATAATATGTCTAGTTGATAAAATTGCATATTTACCTTTTAGAGTCATATCATAATTATTAGAATCAACTAGATTTACTGATCTGGTTGGGACTTCCATATATAGAGTTCTTCCTGGTGAAACTATAAAGTTTCCAGGCAAAGCTATTTTCATTCTTTGAGATACAAAATTTTGCAATAAAGCTTTTCTTGCATATGCAAATTTTTGTGGTGTGTCATCAGTTTGTATTGAAGCGCCATCATTATCTTTAATGAATTTTGAAGTTTGTCTAGGCGCTGTTGATATGTCAACAACAACCCTTGATCCAGGCATATCAACATTTCGTTGGCCTTGTTTGTTAAATTCAATAGGTAAATTTGGATTTTTATTACCAATTTTTGTTCCATTGTAAACATTATCAACAGTTTTTATTTCTGTTCTAACTTGCCTAGTTAACGGATCTATACCAATAAAAGTACCAGCAAAAACGCCGTACTGAGTACTCTTAATAAAATCAAATTGAGACATAACTTCCATAGCTCTCACACTAATTATTTCTTCTTTAATGTTTTGATCTTGTATATTTTTAACATCAAAAAACACATTAAACATAACCGGTCTTTTCATAATATCTGACAATGTACAAAAATTATAACCTTCAACATTTTCAAAAAACATAAAAGATGGTTGACCACCAGAATCTACTGCTCTTTTTGCAATCCAATTCAATGCATCAAACGGTTTCAATTGTGGAATAATAATATCATTAATGCCCAAAGATTGTGTAAAAACACCATTGAGATTTTCAGGATCAACTAACAACTTTGACGTTATTATTTTTTGAGCTATTTGTGTATAAGTTCCTCTATAACATTCAGCTAATGTTTGTTGTTCTGATAAAATAATTTCATCTGAAGCAAAATTTAAAATGTATGATTCAGATGTTTGATTAATATTTGTTCTATCACTTTGACTATAGACCCTAAACAGGCGTTTCATTCTAAACAACCCTTCACCTTTGTCTATGTCTATCAATAAACTTTCTGTGCCATCAAATAACAATTTAGATGTTAATCCAACAGCATCTCTTATAAGAATATTTCCAGAAATGCACGGCGCAAGCATACTCTCGTATATGTTTATTTCTTCATATACTTCATTGAGTTTAACTTTACCACCTTTTGTTAATAGACTAAGTTCATTAATTCTAAAGTCGGTAGATTGCTTAATATTTAAACTATCAGTCATAAAGTGTCTTTAATAACTCTCAAAAATTCAGATTCTACTTCTGGTACAAATTCTGGTTTTAACAATATAATTTTTCTTCTGTTCTCATTCAATTCAATCTCATGGTCGTAATAAGTTTTAGTTTCTTTTGATGTTTCTATTGTGAGGCTTACACCATCTTGTAACGTAAAGTTATTTGAAGTTGCTACAATTTGTGAATATGTATTGATATCAACATTCAGTTTTCTAAAAGATTTATATTTTAAAGTCGTATTGATTTTTGATACAACTTTATAATAGGAATGTATATTGTTTGTTGCCCAAGAAACACCAGATACTCCAGTATTAGCAGTATCAGCGTATACATTAGATTCGTATTTTTTATTAATAAATTTAATAATTGTTCGTTGTGTCAATGGCCATTGATATAATGGATCGGTAATGTCATTCATAGATAAAACAATCCAATGTCTTTCTGGTGATCCATAAATTTTAGACGCAATGATTTCTGGTGTATCACCATCTTTAATTAAATAATTATAATAAGCAGCTGCATTGTTTTTTAGATCAGTTTGAAATCCAAATCTCGCAGTTATATTTGTCAACTCATCTAAAGAAGTTGAATTTAAACCTTTATAATAAGGTGTTCTCGGAAAGTAATTAAAGTATCTAGCCATATTATTCTTCTCCCTCATCGAATGGACTTGCTTGGTCATCCCAAGAAGTAATTCCACCATAAACATCTTCTGAAATTGATAAGTCATCTATATCTGCGGCTCTTCTAAAATCATCAGCTGCATTCAAAGCTATAGCCTCATCTACTCCAGTAACATCATCTGGTTGTCCGCTGGCAATTGTAGCTGCATATGTACCAGAAGCATCATAACGATCTTGACCAATTCCACTCGCATCACTACCTCCAGCAACAAAAGTACCAAGTCTTGAATCGCCTGCGCCAAGTTTTTTGGTATATTCATTTCTGAGTGAAGATTTTGTTTGAATCTCTGTTTCTTGAAATGACAGATCCATACGAATTGCAACTGGCATACCAGTCTTACCTTTTTGTGGCACATTACTTAAAGTTTCGTATGATTGATAACCATTAGGTGCAAAATCTAAAGCTACATCCGTCAAAACACAATTACCAATGGAATGTATATTAGTATTTTCAACACCATTATAATAGAATTTAATATCAAATTCTGATGGTGGAATGAGATATCTGCCATAAGAAGAACTCATAATTTCTGGCGCTTGATGATATCTGAACAAATCAATAATGTCCAATACATCAGAAGCTTCTTTCTCACTTCTTGGATAAAACATAAATTGAAATCTAAAATTTCTGAATGATGGTGACTGATATATTACTTCTAATTGTGGATTTACCGCTAATGCACCACCAGTTGCACTTGTTAATGCAGTAAATAATGTATCACCACCAAATTTACTCTTTAACGCTTCAGCGGCAAAGGGTGACATATTATTAATCTTTTGAGAAGTGCTGGCATTACTATCAAGTTGATCTTTCAATGAAGCTCCAGCCTGCACTAGACCACCAAGAAGTCCCATATCTTTCGTAACACTTGTAGTACTAAAACTTTGTTTGTAATCAAAAGTTAAAGTGTCTGGCATATATAACGCAATGGTATCTTTTGTTCTTTTTGTTGTTCTGAAAAAATTTGATCTATTTAATATAGCGGATTCTGTTAAATGTTTGGACCCTTGAGCTAAAGCACTTTTTGTTTTTCTTATAATATCTACAGATGAAGATGATTGACCATAGAATCCACCTTCTTGTGCATCAGCGTCTTGACTTGTGGTTGAAATACTATTATCAAGTTTTTCACCCAAACTTTGAAAAATGGCAGCACCCGCATCAATAAGATTTTTGCCAGCATCAAAAAAACCATTATTGGGAGATGATCCAGATTGATCTCTACTCAATACATTATTCAATCCTGGGTTTTGACCTATACTTCTTTCTTGAACTTTCACATAAAACATCATATAATGACCTTTGTCAGAATTGCCAAGGTCTGATGGATAACGTCTATTATCACTATTGTAATCAGTCTGAAATGAAAAATTCCTATCAAACTGTTCGCCAGAATTAAGTTTTATATCTGTTAATGAAAAAAATGCCATTTTCTGTCCTATAGTTTACTAGATATATTTATGTCATACCGAGGAACATTTACGCCTAAAAACACTTCAAAGTACAAAGGGAACGCAAGTAATATTATTTACCGTTCTTCTTGGGAATTGAGAGTGATGAAATATTTGGATGAGAATCCAAATGTAATCTGGTGGGCATCTGAAGAATTACCAATACCCTATGTGTCACCTGTTGATAAGAAAGCTCATCGTTACTTTCCAGACTTCATCGTACATCTGAAACTGAAGGGTGGCAAGACCATTACCTATATATTAGAGGTCAAGCCAGAAGCACAAACTAAGAAACCCACGCAAAAAAGACGAACAAAGAACTACATTAATGAGTCAATAACATATGCTATCAATCAAGAAAAGTGGCGAGCAGCTGATCTTTTCTGTAAAGAACATGGTTGGGAATTCAAATTGATAACTGAAAAAGAACTTGGTCTTTGACATAAATATACGATGGCATATCTTTTAGACAGAATAAATCAGTCCTTACAAAAAGAAGGACTTACACCTCGAACTAATAAATCGAGGTCTTGGCTTCGTGCAAAAATTTCAGAATTAAATCCATCAAGACAAAACTTGATGGCTGATCGTCAAAGACAAAGAAGTAGTACTATTATAGGTAATATGTACTTTTATTTCTATGACCCAAAAACAAAGAATTCGTTGCCATACTACGATAGGTTTCCTTTGGTACTCCCAATAGAACAATACTCAGACGGTTTTCTAGGATTGAATTTACATTACATTCATCCAAAGCAACGAATACTTTTGTTAGATAAGTTAAGTCAATATGCGTCAGATAGTCGTTATGATAAGAACACAAGATTGAAATTAAGTTATGCGGCTCTATCAGCTGCATCAAAGGCGTTTGAAGCACAACCATGTATTAAAAGATATCTATACTCACATGTGCAATCTAGATTCTTGCAGATATCTGCTGATGAGTGGGATATAGCATGTTTATTACCAATGGAAAGTTTTGTTGGTGCGAGCACAAGTAAAGTATATGCCGATTCAAGGAAAAAATTCTAATGGCCTTTTCACCACAATTATTTCTATCCAATATTAAAGGGAAAGATGGATTAGCAAAACCATCTCGCTTTGAGGTCATACTTCCTATTCCAGAATACATTGACAAATTCATACAAACATCTGCTTTAGAAAAACTATTAAATATACCAAATACAATCGTAGCAGATATAACAGATTCTATTAATGACATAATTGGTAATAAACAACCAACTGGTCAATCTAAAACATCAAATGCGGCTATTTCGAGATACTTAGCCATGCAATGTGAAAGTGCAGAGTTGCCAGGAAAAACATTGCAAACAGCTGATGTTAAAATTTATGGACCCACATTTAAAGTTCCATACCAAACTGCATACGGCAGTGGTGACACAACTTTAGGATTCTTGTGTACAAATGAATTCTATGAAAGAAAGTTGTTTGAGCGTTGGCTGGAAGCTATTATGCCAAGTGATACAAACAATCTTAGATATGCAAAAGGTGTTGACACTAGATATTTAACAAATATTAAGATTGTTCAATACGATGATTTCATTAAACAGATATTTGCTGTTGAATTGATTGATGCATTTCCTATTGGTATAGCTTCACAACCATTATCATGGAGTGAAGATGGTTTTCACCGATTGTCAGTACAATTTGCATATCAAAGATATCGTGTTGTGTATGATGGAACGTATGACCTTGCTGCAGCTGCATCCGAGTTCTTTGGATCTAAAGCTGCTAAGTTTTTCGATAGTACGGGTAGCAAAGTTGGTAATTCTTTGATTGCACCCCTAACAAGAGGTTTATTTTAATTAACTGAGGATATAATATGGCTTTACCTAAAATTGATGTGCCAACATATGAAACGAAATTAATTTCGAATGGCAAAACTGTAAAATACAGACCCTTTCTTGTAAAGGAACAAAAACTATTTCTAATGGCAGCTCAGTCTACCGATGAAAAAGAAACAGTTGATGTTGTAAAACAAGTATTGAATAATTGTATTTTATCAGATATTGATGTTGATGATTTACCAACATTCGATCTTGAACACCTGTTCATGCAACTTAGAGCAAGATCGGTTGGTGAAGTTGTTAATTTAAAATACAACTGCAACAATACCGTTAAAGATGATAAAGACGAAGAAAAAGTTTGTGGATCATTAGTTAAATTTGATTTGAATATTTTAGATATCAAACCAATCATTGATGAGAAACACTCAAGCAAAATTGAGATTAGTGATAAATTGGGTATTATGATGAAGTATCCAACATTAAGTTTACTCAAAAATGCTGGAAATTTAGCAGATGAAGATGTTGATACAGTATTGAATGTTATTGTTAGCTGTATAGATTACATCTATGATGCAGATCAAATGTACTATGCGAAAGATTCTACAAAAGAAGAATTGTTAGAATTTATTGAGAATTTGCAACAAGAAGACATGGAAAAAATTCAATTGTTTTTTAATACTATGCCAAAGATTGCAAAAGAGTTAGATTTTAAATGTAAGAAGTGTGGATATGAAGAAACTATTACTGTGCAAGGCATACAAAATTTTTTCGTATAATATTTGGTTATGATACATTAGGTAATTACTATCAGACTAATTTTGCGTTGATGCAACATCACAAGTATAGTTTGACTGAATTGGATAACATGTTACCTTGGGAAAGACAAGTCTATATTGATATGTTGGTGAAGTTTTTAGAAGAAGAAAATGAGAGAATAAAAGCTCAACAAAAGGCAAGAAAATAAATGGCAGATAAACAATCAAGACTAGCAGAGATATACAAGGCCGAGAAAGAACGTGGCGGTGGTGTATTCTCGACTCTTGGAAAAAGAGCTAAAGAAAAGTTCGACCCAAGACAAATGTTTAATCAAAAAGGTTTTGCAGCTGCTGCACTACCATCATTATTTAAAGCCTATGATGCTGTTGATAAAACAAAGAAAGTAAAAGAATTATCTGGCACTAATGCGAGTGGATTTTCTTCTGCTGTTTTGGAAAATGGTATCAGTTCTTTAATTACAGAAACTAGACAAGTAAAAATACATTCTCAACTAGCTGCAAAAAATTCTGTTGTATTGCCTTCGATGGCAAGAGATATGAATGTTACAAGACAGAATATGGTCAAGTTAGTTAAGCTTCAAGGTGGTACTGCAACAACAAAAGCAGATATGTTCTTCAAAAGAGCTGGTGATAGAGAAACTGCTTATGAATCTAAATTTAGTAAAGCTGGAGGAGTAGCATCTACAAAACCAACGCAAGTTGGTGCTAAGCCAGAAGAAAAAAAAGAAAGTGGTGGAATATTAGACTTTTTGGAGACTATTGCTAGTTATCTACTGAAGGGTGGATTACTTGGTTTGTTGGCAATAGGCGTTGGTAAACTGTTAGAAAATCAAGATGTAGTTGATGGAATAAAATCTTTTATTAAACAAGTTATTTTAGGTATTCAAACAATTATTCAAAAAGGTTCTGAAATTTTAGGTGACCTTTTTAGTGATCCTGATGTGAAAGAAGGTTTTATTAAAACATTTGTTGCTATTAAAGATTTATTTGTCAAAGGTATTAATTTACTAGGCGATTTAGCTTCTGATCCAAGATTTGCAGAAGGCGTAGTTCAAATTTTTTCTGCAATATGGCAAGCAATCAAAAAAGCATTCGTTACTTTAGATACTTATTTGAAAGATCAATTAAATGTTCCTGGTGGACTATTAACTGTTTTAGCAGTTGGGGGAGCACTATACTTAGCAATAACTGCTTTAAGTGGCGCTCTTGTTGGCTTAGCCGCGGCAGCTGGTACAGCCGCCGCTGCATGGGCTGCTAGTAAATTGGGAATGCCAGGAGGTGCACCAACAGGTGCTCCAACAGGAACACCATCCAAAACACCTGGTATTCCAGGCACACCAACAACACCTGGAACACCAGGAACAACACCTGGAAAAGTATCAACTCCAGGTGGTTTTAATAAAACAGCTGAGGATTTAATCAGAGAACGAGCTACAAGAATGGCTGCAGAACAAGGTGCTAAAGATGTTGCTAAAAAAGGTGCTGGTGAAATATTAAAAAGATTCTTTACTGGTGAAGCAGCTGCACTTGTTGGTGGTCCAATAGGTGCTGTTTGGTTAACAGCTTTAACTGCATATCAAGTAATAGATGCTTTAGCTCCAGATGAACAACAACAAGTTATTGATAGTGTTGCCGCTCTCGCTTCAATACAAGATGATATTAATCAAGGTGGTAATGAAAAAATATTAAAACAAAGAGCAGTATTATATCAAGAAAAATTAAAACGATTAGGTGTTGCACCCCAAAAACTTGAAAGTGCTAAAGTCCAAGCATTACCTTCTGCACCAAATGAAAGTTCTGCTGAAGCAACAAGACTTGCAGCTGCCGGTAAACCAACACCAGCAGCACCTTCAACAAAACCAACAGCAGCACCTTCAACAAAACCAACAGCAACTGGTGGAACAGGAAGTAGTCCTGTTGCCGGTCCTTCAACAACTGAATTGACTTGGGCTAATTTAACTGAACAACAAAAAGATGCTGTCGTTAGAGCTCAAGCAGATTTTGAACATGGTAAAGGCAAACCAATAAGACATAATAATCCAGGTAACATAATGTATACTGGAGAAAATGGTTTTGCTGCAAAATTTGGAGGAACTCCATCTAGTCAACAAGGAATTGATTCAGCTGGAAAATCTCACGGAACTTTGGCAAAATTTCCAACTATGGAAGATGGATTTAAAGCACAAAAAGCATTATGGGATGGATCATCATATAAAAATTTACCTTTAGATAAAGCTATTGGCAGATGGGCTGGGGAATCTATGCTCACTAATGAAATTGATAAACAAGGCGTTGAAAATTATAAGAAATTTGTTATTGCAGCTGCTGGTGGACAATATACACCTTCTACTCATCCAAGTACACCAGATACAGCTTTAGCTTCAGCTGCAAATCCAATGCAACGAGATAGTCAAACTATGGCATCATCTCTTGGTTCTATGGGTTCAACATTAGCTGGTTTAATTGGTACAGGTGGATCATCAGCTGTTGCATCTGTGGCAGCAAATGCACCAAACATGGGTAATGTAATTGATTCAGCATCAACAGGTCTTTCTGAAGTGATGAGAATGTTTGACAATGCTATGGCTTCTGTTACAAACATTACAAATAATAGTACACAAGCGTCAGCTTCACCACAAAGTCAAGGCAAATTACCATCTGTGTATGATGATACATTTGCTAATCTATTCCAAAGAGTTGCATAAAAAAATCCCGCCGAAGCGGGATTTAATCACGGTGAGAGAATTACTCTTGTTCTGCGAGAGACTTAAAATAATCTAAGTCTTCATCATCAGCATGTAGAGGTTTATTCAATACAGAAGTATCATCTTTCAATGTTGCGACTGTATCTTCAGCCTTTGATTTAACGATTGGTGCACCATCAAATCCAAGAACCTTATCAAGACGGGTCTTGAGTTGGTCGTAAGCTTTAAAGTTCTTACGTTCTGTGAAATCTTTGAGAGAATATTCTTTCTTCCAAAGTTCTTCAAGTTTATCATCATCACCATTCAACAATGCAGACGCATCAGCAAATTCTGATTTGTCATAATTGCGATAGCCTTCGACATTACGAATCTTCAACTTGAAGTTAGCGCCTTCCCACAAGTCAAACGGATTGACCGGTGTTTCATCAGCGAATTCAGGATTCATTGCCTCTGTAATCTTATCAAAGATTTTCTTACCAAACTTGAACAGTCTGATTTGACCTTCATTTGAAGGATTACTTGGATCAGAAACAACAAGAATGTTTGCAACATAACTTAACTTGCGTTTTTGTTTACGAGCAATATCTTTGTTGGCTTCGATGCCAGAGTTCCATAATGTATTGTTGTGTTCACACACAGGGCACTTATCATTCAAAGTGGTTAAACAGTTATCAATAAACCATCCACCTGGACCTTGAAATCCATGAGAGAACGTGCGAACCCAAGGAAGAGCATCATCACCATCAATTGAAGGTGCGGGAAGAAAACGAATAACAGCCATGCCGTTACCAGCTTTGTCTACTTCTGGTTGCCAGAAGCGTGTATCTTCTTTGGAGTTTGAGTCAGCAGTACCTGTTGAGGTTGCTTCAACTGCTTTAGAAAGTTTTTCAAAAGAGTTGCGATTGCGCTTGAGATTAGCGAATGAAGTCATATAATTTTCCTTTGTATAGACGTAGTATTAACGGAGTATAGTTGATTATCCACAACAACATATTATACATTTATTTAGTATCCGATGCAAGCAGAGTTCTCAGTTGGTCTAGAGTTTCACCGATATCTTTGTGAAGTATACCGATGCCTCCAGCACGATTAAAAGAGACAATAACATCTTCTGTATCATCAATTAAAATCGTTTCGGGTGTAGCATAGTCTTTCTTATGGGAACGACCAGGCACTACATTAGCTGTATAATCAATTGAATGATTACGCAACCAATATTTCTTTTGTTTCTTA